TGTGTTGCAGTCCAACCAACAAGATTTAATTCATGACACATAGACTCAAATCCTCTCATTACAGAACCTCTGCTTTCCATTCATCCTTACTTGAACTTTCAGGTAATACACAATCAATGTAATCCAAGAGAATTAAATCAATTTTAGTACCATCAGCAATTATTTTTCTAACCTGAGTCTTAATTTGATTCATAGTCATACTATCAGATGATAACTTCTTTAAAATTAATTCATTCTTCATAGTCTCATGAACCTCATTAATTTTGGACATGACCTCTTCTTTATGAAGAACAAGATCATCAGGTGCAATCCCTGTCCAAAGAGTAAAATGCTTTCTTTGTATAATCTTTGGATTGTCTTCAAAAAATATTTGAAGGACATTATACCCAAGATTAAATGCTGTATTCGCAATCTTTGTTAATAGAGTGCTTTTGCCCACGCCTGTCGGAGCGAGTATAACCCCTATCTCACCCTTTGCCAACCCACCCTTAAGTAGTTTATCAATTCCTGATATACCCATCGGTATTGGGTGTCTAAAGTCCTCATCAAGGACTGTATCAAGGTTCGCAAAGATATCTGTAATTCCCGTTTCTCTTTCTCCCACCTGTAATGCTTCTCTAACAAGACCTTCAACCTTATCATAAGATTCAAAATCTCCCTCATTAATTATCTTCTGAGCCTTGTCCATCGCCTTCTGAAGTTCTTGTTGCTTACAAAACTTCAATGCCTTTTCCTGAACAAACATAGTCCCTTCCAATGGAGCATTCCTAATTTGTTTGATTGTATCAACAACAATTTTAGCAACAAGTTCTTGCGAAATTTCCGACTTAACAATTTGATCCAAAGTTTCAAAGTTAGGAGTAGATTCGTATTTCTTATAATACTCCTTAGTCATCTGTAAGATGATTTTAAAGTACTTGTTATCAAAATAAGAACTCTCAATAACATCCATAATTGATGATGAAAACTCCCTATCAACCACTATCTGATTCAATAACTGTAACTGAAAAGTGTTTCCTAAATACTCAAAATTCTTATTCATAATTGTTTTAAATTCTCCCTCTATTAATTAAATACTTACTTACTTAAGTCAAATTCCAAATATTTGTAAGTTAATTTACTTTCTGAAAAAATGTCAGTCAATTCCCTTAACACATCTTTCAGAAATGGTCTTACGTCCACAGTATAACGAACTTTTGGTGGAAATAATTTTCCGTCAAAAACTCTATGACAAATTGTCTGTTCCCCAACCTTAACAAAAAGGTTAAAAATTTCTGGCTCATCAGTGAAAGATGTATCCATAACTTTTGGGTCATAATTAATTGATTCTTGATTATCCATCATGTAGATAACCGTCTTCATTTTTAGGTAATATTGTAACTCCTCCTTAAGCATTTTAATATACTCATAAAGGTCTACAGAGTTTTTTGCCCGTGGGTTAAAACCCCTAACATTGAAAAATCTTTGGACTACAATATTGTCGTTTAACGTCAATAAGAACTCCATCTTTGTGCTGTCTTGTTCTTTCATAATTTAATTTTTGTTTGTATTTCTTTTTTCTTTTCTAATTAACTTCATAAATGGTTTGAGGAAATTTACCCAAGCCTCATCATTCTTGGGAAGATACTTAAAGAGACCATCATCCATCATCATTCTCATTAAGTTCTTATAACCCCTATCGGTGGGATCAATCGTATCATTATAAACTTCTTCTACAAATTGTTTGGAGTCCTCTGTTAGTAATGGATTAGTCAAATCAACTATCTTTTTATTTGTAATATAAAACTCTCCTCCAAATATACCACTTTTTGTCTTACCAGTCAAAATATTTGTTAAACTTTTAATAGGTTTGTTTTGCGTGATGTTTCGAGCATTATCCAATATTTCCTCAATAGTGCATGATTTAGACAGCATTTCAGGGAATAATTTCACTAAAGTCTTTTCACCCAATCCCTGAATACCATCAATATTATCTGACTTATCACCAACAAAGATTTTACATACCGCAACATTATAATGCGGTATCTCAACCTTGTTTAAAGTAATCATATCACCATTCTTATAGTATTGTTTAGATACTGGTGAATAAATTGTTACTCTTTCTGATATTAGTTGGGTGAGATCTTTATCACCTGAGAAGATGATTATCTGTTCGTTTTTCGCAATCTGACAATAATAAGCAATTAAATCATCTGCTTCGTTGTTATCAATCTCAACTTGTCTAATGAACACTTCTTCCAAATATTCCTTAACCCTACCTCTTTGAGTAAGGTATGATTCATAAATTTCATCAGTACCTGTTTGAGTTCTATTTGCCTTGTATTGGGGATATAATAATTTTCTTGCGGAGGAGTTAGATTCTCCATCCCACATCACAATCACTTTATCATGATTATGCTCTTCCAAGAACTTACGAAGTATATTGATGAAGTGAAACACTCCACCAATATGATTACCATCGTAAAAAAGTTTTTTGGCTCCGTGAAAGCCTATTTTAAAAAGATTGTTACCGTCTACTAAAAGTGTTTTGGTCACTTTATTTATTTAATTCGTGAGTAAATTTTTGTCTATTCTGTAATCTCATCTTCACTTTCATCCAATTTAATTTCACCAGTTCCTGATAAAATACCATTCCAATATTGAGAATACTCTTTCTTATAAACCTCTAAAGCTTCTTTGGTATCTTCAATATATCCTTGTGGTACAGCAATTAATTTACCATCATTATACCCCAAACCATTTACGTGGTTCTTCAAAATTGAAATCTTAGTTCTGATTGCATATCTTATAGTTCTTCCTCCTTTGGTTGCAGTGATGTGATTAATACCAGATTTCTTTTGATTACCAAATAAGAAAACTATTGAGGATGCTAACCATATTGCTTCTCCACCCTTTGCTTTAATTTCAGGTTGTCCAAATGGATTATCCGGCAAATCCACCCAAGGTTGGTTGACAATAACTAATGTATTATAATAAGGATAATCTTCTTTTTTTGATTTAGAAATTCTTGAATGAACTCCCATTCCTATTTTATCAGCAAGTGCCGATGCGTTGTGCATTTTTCCTCCTTTACCTTCAAAAGTCATCTTACACGGAATTGAACCCACTGAATCCCAAAGAAATAAAATAGATTGTTTAATATCTCCCTTTTCTTGAGCATCAATAACTTCATTAATAAAATCCGTAACTTGTTCAATATAATCAAAACCATCATTAAAAATAAAGTCACCATCCCACTCACCATCTGAGTTCTTTTTAGCATCCAATCCTAATTCAACAGCATGTTCCCAACTCCATTTTTTTTCAGTGATGATAAAGACAGGTAAATGACCTTTCTTTTGAGCATCTGCTGCTGCCAAAATCATAGCGGTTGTTTTAGAACTATTACTATGTCCCAAGAACATATTAATACCTCCCATAACAGGACCTGGCAATCCACTTGCACTTAAGAACGCCTCACCACAGTTGTAGTAGTTTGTTTCTTTATACTTTGTTTTTGTTGAGAACTTATCTTTAAATCCAGCAACACCTTCTTTTTTCTTAATTCCCGCCATTATTTTCGTATTTTAATTTAACCGTGTTTTTATCAACAACAAATTTTAATTTTATTGTTATTATTTCGTTTGAAATGTATGAACCAACTTTATTAAAGTTTGAACCTTTAACATCAAAAGTTATTCCATTATGTTCAACCCCTGTTGGGTCTAAATAACTAATATCTACCCCTGTGATTTTAAAAAAATCTATAGGATTAAATGTATAATTAATTGTTTCCCAAAACTCAGTGATGAAAATTAATTCTTCTCCTTCATTATAAATTTCATAACTTCTAAAAAGATATTCGGGAATATTTGTATTAACAAGTTTTACAATAAATCTATTTTCCATTGCTGGTTCTTGTAAATTCCAATTTTGATATTTAAGATTTTCCATTATCTATTTTTTTAATGTTTGGTAATTTATTTATTTTATTTGGTCTATAAAACATACTGTCTTCTTCATATAAAGTTCCTATTTCTTCTTCATGAAAAGTTATCAATCTAAGACCTAATTCTCCATCTTCACTCTCTTCTTTTAACATACCAAATAAAACTGTATCACCAATTTGTTTTGCTCTGCCAGAAAAATATCCCTTATCTTTTAATTGACTCAATATCTCATAAGATAATGTTTTATTATCTCTTGATTGTAATTCAATTTCTTCTTTAAATGTCATATCATAAAATTAACATGTATGGTACCATACAAGATACCATACATGATGTTTGTTTTATTAGAATGGTAAATCCGAATCAATTTCAGCACTTTCTTGTGGGTCAACCACTTTAGCAGGTGATGATTTCTTGCTTCCGCCCATAGATGTTGTGCTTTCACTTGAATCACCATAAGCATATCCACCCTTTTCAGTATCCCAGCGTGGAGTTTCTCCACGAGCAATCGCTTCAAGATATTCAACAGGTTTTTTAGAATATACATCCAACCAAGTTAATTCATCATTAACCCACTCCTTCAATTGAACATCTTCTGCGTGAAGTAAACTTGGATCATCATGCATAATAGTAGATACAGCAGTGTACTCTTTACCATTTGGAGCTTTTGATTTGTTTAACTCAATGATAAGATCACGTCCTTTTTCAGCGTCAGTAATGTCACCTTTGTTTCTCCAAATTGGAATGATTTTATCCAAGATACCATCATTCTTATAGTTGTGCTTAAATCTCCAAAACTTTGGACCGTCTTCTTCGTGGTCTCTATCAATAACCTTAACAATATAAAACTTACGAGACTTATACTGTTTTGCCAATTCTTTATCAGAATCTTTACCGGTAGACATCAACTCTTCATAAACCTCATTTAAAGGTGAACGTTCGTTGTCATTCTTTGCCGGATCATAAAACTTTTGCCATTGTCCACCTACTTGAATTTCGTGGTACCATGCTTCTTTAAATGGTGAAGAACCATCTGTTGTTGGAAGAATTCTTATTCTTCTTTGTCCTGACTTCTCTTTATCACTAAGGATTAAAGCGAAATACTTTTTCATTCTTTCGTCTTGCGACATTTTGAACTGCGGGCCTGCCCCTTGTTGTTTTGTTTTTTCATACTGTGCCAATACGGCGTCTAATACATTACTCATATTTATATGTTTTTTTGTTCTATAAATATAAGTGAATATATTCCTTATGTCAAATAAAAAAGGTCATCTTTCGATGACCTTCACTATTTTTATTTGTTTTTACATTAAATCGTCTTCAGTTGGTTGAAAAGATTTTTTAATATCATTTTGATTAATATCTGAAACTTCATCCGAAGTTAAAACATAATCATGTTTTCCCGTTTTTTCCATCTCTTCTTGTTTATCAGTAAAAAAATCTGATAACTTTTGGTTAAATGGATATGAATCGTAAGTTCTTAACTCTAATTTTTCTTGTGGAGTTTTCTCTCTGTATTTTTCAATCTTAGCCTCAAGTGTATTAAGTTTAGACATAATTTGATCCATCTCACCTAATCTTGATTCCAATTTATTTAATTGACCAAATAAGTTTTCAAAATATTCATCTTGTTTTGTTTGAATACTTTTTTGAGAATCAACTAATTCTGTAATATCTAACTCTCCTGATTCATTACTATCATCTTTCTTTTCTTCTGATTCACCATCATCATCAATCTTCTCAACATCAGGGTCATTTGCAATATCAATAGGTTGAGGCGTTGTTGGTGCCGGTGGAGCACCCGCTCCTGCATCAGGTGCTGGTGGTGGCGCAATTGTACCTAAACCAGCCGCCGGATCTGGTGGTGGGGGTGGAGCAGCATCTAAAGTTTGTTCCATTATGTACTTATCTATACTTCTATATCTCTGTATTTCTTTAATAATTTTTTTATCTAAGCTCATGTTTTTATCCGTTTAAAAGTTGTTTTATTCCTCTTGATGTTTCAACTCTAACTTTTCTGTTAGCTGTTGTTTGATGTCCCGCTCTTTCAATTAACCCATCTCTTTCTCTTACTGTATAACAATCGCCAGTATCCAAGTCACAAACTTGTTTACTTCCGTCACCGTTATCTTCCTCAGAATATCTTACTGATTTTCCAAGATAATTATTTAATACTGTTTTTATGTCCATAAAAATCTTTTTATATAAATATACTAATTCACAGTTAAATTAACTTTTAATTATTGTGAACTTATATACTGAATTTAATTGTTGTTTATTTTGGTTAGCAGGTACTGTAGTTAAAAATATACTTCCATATATTTTCTTTGTTTTTTTACTTTCTTCCGCAGTTACCTCACCACTTTCATCTATCATTGTAGCAATATTGTATGACGTAATATAAAACGATTGGTAATCATCAGAAACATATCCTGTAGTAATAAATCCAATTTCTTTAATTACTTCTTCTTTAATGGTATTGTTTCCTGTATCAACTAACCCAATTAACTGAACTTTAATATTAACACTTTCATTTATTGCCCAAACCCCTACACCATTGTCAGTACTAACGTTAATACGCATATTTTCAAATCCTGTTATTGGGGTTCTTATAATTTTATCAATTAATATTTTTGGTCCAGTTTGTCCATCTTGTATTGTAGAACTTTGAACTTTGGCGATATCTGTTTGTATTTGTTGACTCACATTTGTTGTATTCAATGGTGCCGCAGGAGCGTTTGTATTTGTTGATGCAGGATTGTAAGTAAACTTATCATTACTTGTTGCATCACCATTTTGACTCTTAATCAAAATTACATCAGTTCCTGGTACTGGAGTTTGAGGTACTGTTACTGTAAGTTGAGTTCCATCTTCAGATTTAATAATACCACTTATCACTTCTTTTCCACTAATTGTAACTGAAGTTGTTGATTCAAGATTTTCTCCTTTGATAGTTAAAATAGTGTTATATCC